TAAGGACAATGCTACGGCATATACCTATACAATCCCTGCAAACGCATCTGTGGCCTTCCCTGTTGGTACTGTAATTACCGTATTTAACAACAACGCAACCAACAACATTACCATTGCGATTACCACCGACACACTTCGCCTGGCAGGTACGACTTCGACAGGTAGTAGAACCGTAGCCCCGTTTGGCCTGTGTACCTTGTTCAAGGTATCTTCAACCGTTTGGATGGCATCGGGTTCAGGTGTTAGCTAATGAGTGGTGGACTTCAAATGCTGATGTCGCGTGGGAATCCTGCCGCAGGAAACCTTGACTACGCTGATTTTTCTGCAACAGACATCATAACTGGCGGTACGGCTGAGGCATACGCTGAGTTTTATACAGATGGAAGCGCAGCCCTATTTGGAAATGCAGGCAATTCACCTGACACACCTAGATGGTGGACTATATCACCGCCTTCCACCTGGATGAGTTATACATCAACAGGTAACGGAACAATTACAGGCGGTCTTGTCGCAGGTACTCGATACCAGTTAAATGTCACTAGGAAACTAGGGAATCAACGCACAATATTTGGTGTTGCAATAAGGGTGTTTACCATTACATTCTTTGATGCTTCAACGGGTGGCAATACACTAGGCACTAAAACTTTTACCGCAAGCGTAGAAAACGCATAGGAATAGACATGGCACTAAATTACGAATGGAAGGTATTTGGACTTAAGAAGGTAAGCACAGAGCTTGCTAGTGATGTAATCATTGGTGTGAGCTGGACTGTTACTGGTACTGACGAGGATGGCAATTCAGGTACATTTGATGGAACGACTCCCTTTAAGCCGCAGGATGTGGACTTTACTAGCTTTGTGCCGTATGCCGAGCTTGACCATGATACTGTAATCGGGTGGATTCAAGCCGAAGTGGTCGGTGATTACAAATACCATGTTGACCAGGAAATCCAACGGCAGATTGACAGCGCAAAGAGCCTGATTGTTGATGTTCATTCCAGTCAATTCCCGTGGGTTCAGGCCGAGTAAGGGGCTGAGATGATTGGTGGTGACCGACCAATAGTTAAGCAGGTAATGAAGGGCGACAACTTCAAGCTAGTGTATGTTTTCAAGGACACACCAGTAAGGGTTGATTGGCGAAGTGAAAAGGCCTTCTGTGTGCTGAAGAACAATGTGGTCAATGGTCGTGAGGCTAGTATCTCCGGCTACTGTGAAACAGACTTCCCATGCCTAGTGACGGGTACTGCTTATATGCCCAACGGCAACATAGATAGTGTAAACTATGTTATACAGGCTAAGTTTGCCGATGACCGTCAAAGGTCGCAGCTACTCTTGGCAACCGAAGGGATTAACGAATACAACCTATTATGTGAGGATGGTCAGCCATTAGCCTATGAAAACCGTTATACTAACTGAAGAACAATCTGTCCGACCGTTTGCGATGGAGATGATTGTAGGCGAACAACTGCCCGTCACCGTGCTGCTCAAATACCCCCCTGATTCCGCAGACTGGGTCGCATCTGATGGTCTGACCATCGTGAACACCAGTATTATTGGCCGTGAGGTGTCTTGCCTGGTGAAGGCGAATGAGCCTGCGATGAACACCTATTCCGTAAATGCCTACACCGAGCTTGTGTGTACTACCTACACGACTGCCCACAGCGACCCCCACCATGCCGAAAGCTATCAGCGCAAGTTTATCGTTAACATTAAGGTAAACAGCGATGTGAACCCGTAAGGGGATGTTATGGAAATACAGGACTTTGAACCAGTAAACGACCCGAAATGCCCACCCCGACCCCGACCACAACTGCTTCGGGACATCACGGGGCTTTGCCGTCTACACTCTGAGGAAGCCTTCAAGAGCCTGGTCACCCTGATGCGCAAGTCTGAGGATGAGAACATACGGCTAAAAGCAGCAGAATCCATCCTTAACCGAGCCTATGGGAAACCAAGCCAGTCTGTCCTGGTCGGTGAGATGGATGAAACCGTTAAGAAGGTGTTGCAGATTGAGTTCGTGAATGGCAACGACAATAATTCCGCTTAAGCTGCCCAAGAAGGTTGACTTCCTGTTCAAGCCGATGCGCTATAAGTGCTTGTTCGGCGGTAGGGGTAGTTCAAAATCTCACAGTATATCTAAGGCCTTACTGGTCAAGGGTAGTAATGAAACTTTACGGGTTCTATGTGGGCGCGAGGTACAGAACAGCATCAAGGACTCCGTACACCGCCTTCTGTGCGACCAAATCGACCTGCTTGGTATGCGTGATTTCTACACCATCACTGAGAATGAAATCCGTGGCGCAAACGGTACGCTGTTTAGCTTTGTGGGATTCCACCATAACTCCGTAGCCAACCTGAAGTCCTATGAGGGCTATGATGTGCTTTGGGTAGAGGAAGCCCAGAGCTGCTCAGAGAAGTCCTGGAAGATAATGCTGCCCACCATCCGTAAGCCCAACAGCGAGATATGGGTCAGCTTTAACCCTGACCTAGAGGATGACCCGACCTACCAACGCTTCGTTATCAACAAGCCCGATAACTGCATTTCGGTGGAGATGAACTACTGTGATAACCCCTTTTTTCCTAGTGTGTTAGAGGATGAAAGGAAATACACACAGGAAAACTTCCCCAATGATTATGAAAATGTTTGGCTAGGAAAGCCCAGGTCACTTGCAGAGGGTGCTGTTTTTGGTAAGGAAATCCAAAAGGCCTACGAGGAAGCTCGTATCGGGACATTCGATTACGACAGCACACAGCCCGTTTTCACGGCATTTGACATCGGGGTTCGGGATAGCACATCGGTCTGGTTTGGACAGCGTATAGGCTCACGGTGGCGCATGATTGACTACTTTGAGGGGACTGACGAGGGCGCACCCTTCTATGTGAAGATGCTCAAGGAAAGGCCCTACATCTACGGCGGTCACTTTACCCCCCACGACTCAAGGCACAGGGAGTTCGCTACTGGACTCAGCCCTGACGATGTGTTCCGCAACCACGGCATTACCCCATCTGAAACCCCCAATATGCCCATCGAGGACAGAATCCACGCCGGTAGGCTGTTCATTGCCCAATGCGAGTTTGATGCGACCAGGTGCAAGGATGGACTTAATGCCCTGAAGAATTGGCGATGGGATGTCAATAACCGCACACAGATGCGTAGGCAAACCCCCCTGCACAACTGGGCTTCCCACGGCTCAGATGCCTATACATACTTTGCCGTAAGTAGTAAGCTGATGCACACATTTACCCCTGTGTATGATTTTAGCAACATAGAATCCGAGTTCGCATGACAAGCCAAGCCGACATTGATGCCCTGCGTCTGACTGCTGATGTTAAGCGCGGTAGGCTGAACGGCTGTCCTGTGGTGGTCAGGATATCGAGCATTGATAGTCAGGCATACATCTGGTTGCCACAGAAGGTGGTTGAAGATGCGTATGGTAATGTCAGCTACGAAAATGATATTCTTTCGGCTAAGGATGCCCTTTCTCGCGGTATGCACTTTGAGGTTTTCAAATGATTAAGAAAGACGATAAGTTCCTGTCGGATATGCGCAAACGCTATGAGCTTGCGTTAGAGGCCAACAGCGACAACCGTGACCGTGCCATTGATGATGTGCGATTCGTGACCATTCAGGGCGAGCAATGGGATGACTACCAAAAGCGCAAGCGCAAGACCCGACCCTGTTACGAGTTCAACCGACTGCGTCAGCACATTCGACAGGTTACCGGCGACCAACGGCAGAACCGCCCGTCTATCAAACTTCGTGCCACCGAGGAAAACGACCAAGACCTTGCCGAGATTATGCAGGGCCTTATCCGCAACATCGAATCTGTCAGCAATGCCGAGAAAGCCTATGACACCGCATTTGAGTGGGCGGTAACTGGTGGCTTTGGTGTGTGGCGACTGACTACCGAATACAGCTCTGATGACACCTTCGACCAAGACATCCGAATCGTTGAGGTGACCAACCCGTTCCGCGTCTACTTCGACCCTGCTGCCCAAGAGTTTGACCGGCGCGATGCCAACTATGCTTTCGTGGTGACCTACATTCCGAAGGATGACTTCAAGCAGAAGTATCCGAATGATGAGATGTCCGACTTTGAGGGCGCAAACTACGACCAAGACCATTGGATTGATGACGATACCGTAACGGTTGCCGAGTATTGGTACAAGGAATACAAGAAGAAAACCCTTGTGCTTCTTTCCAACGGCATCACCCAGTTCAAGGATGAGATTGAGAACATTGATGCGTTCTTGGCTAACGGCATCACCATTGTCCGTGAGCGCGAGGTGGAGATTCAGCAGGTCAAGATGTGTCTGGTGACTGGCTCTGGCGTGATTCAGGAAGCTGATTGGGCAGGCAAGTTCATCCCGATTGTGCCGGTCTACGGCGATGTGATTGACATTGACGGTGAGTTTCACTACTCCGGCATGGTTCGGTTCGGTAAGGATGCACAGCGCGTCTATAACTACCACCGCACCACGATGATTGAAACCATTGCCAACGCACCGAAAGTGCCGTATCTGGTTACCCCTGAGCAAATCAAGGGCTTTGAGTCTTTGTGGAAAGCAGCTAACAGCGAGAATATGCCGTTCCTGCCGTATAACCCAGACCCCCGCGCAGGTGGTATGCCCCAACGGTCAGGTGGTGTGGATGTTCCTGCTGCCCTGATTACCGCAAGCCAGTACGATGCCGAGGACTTGAAAGCTGTCACAGGCCAGTTCGATGCGTCTATGGGTGCAAATGGCAATGAAACAAGTGGTCGTGCCATTCTTGCTAGACAGCGTGAGGGCGACACCGCGACCTTTAGCTACATTGATAACCTGAGCAGAGCCATCAAGTATACGGGTGAAATCCTGGTTGACCTGATTCCCAAGATTTACGATACCGAGCGCATTATTCGTGTGCTTGGTGTTGACGGTGGCGAGAAGTGGGTTGCCCTGAACAAGGCTGTGATTGACCCTGCGACTGGTCAACTGGTTGTCGAGAACGACCTGACGGTTGGCAAGTACGATGTTGCCGTGTCTGTTGGCGCGTCTTACAACACACAGCGACAGGAAGCTGCTGAGGCTATGTTGCAGATGATGAACAACCCTGCCCTTGCCCCTGTTGTGGCTGACCTGTTGGCTAAGAACCTTGACATCCCGAACAGCGATGAGCTTGAGAAGCGGTTGCGTAAGATTGGTATCAAGGCCGGTGTGATTACCCCGACTGAGGATGACCTGAAGCAAGGTGGCGATGACATCGTGATGATGCTTGAGGAACAGAAGAATCAGGAAATCCAAGCCCTGACCATGCAGGCCGAGCAGATAACCGCCCAACTTTCCGCACAACTTGCCGAGGTTAAGGCTAAGGCTGACAAACTGGCTGTGGTGGTTGAGCAGACTAAACTGGACAAAGAGAACGACCAGGCTCGTATCTTGCTTGAGCGCGAGAAGCTGCGTCTTGATATTTACTCTGCTGAAACTGACCGCATGAAGCTCGACCTGGACAACAAGCGGATTGAGATGGATGCCGAAATCAAACAGCAGCAGATTGCCCTGAACGAACAGCAGTTCCGTGGCGAGATGGCTCTTGAGCTTGCAGGCAAGATGTCAGGCGAGAACATACAGGTGAACACCACCGATAGCGAACAAC